CTGTACCACTTTGGTTTGGTAGGTTAATAGTTCTGTCAGCGGTAGGGTCTACAATAGTAAGAGTAGTTTCATGTGCGTCAGCAGTAGCCCCTTCAAAAAGAACAGCATTTTGTGCATTCATTGTTACTGTATCTACTACAGTAGTAGTGCCACCTACAGACAAGTTACCTGTAATAGTAAAATTACGAATACCTGTATAGTCTTTATTTGAATCTAACACTACAGCTTTAGAAGCAATAGCCGTTCCCACTGCAGTGCTTCCTAAATCTAATGCATTAAGTTCACCTACAACTGCAGTAATTCCATCTAAAGCATTAAGCTCCGCTGCTGTTGAAGTAACATTAGTACCACCAATATCTAAAGTAGTCATAGAAACTTCACCTGCTACGGTCACTACACCATCAGCAAGAGTAATTAAATCTGTATCATCTGTGTGACCAATAGTAGTACCGTTAATAAGCACGTTATCTATATCAAGTGACCCACCTGAAATAAGTCCTGTAGTTGTAATAGTAGATGAACCATTATCTATACTGCCAAAACCAGAGGTAATAGAGCCAGAGTTTAATGTACCTGTAGAAACTATATTAGAACCTACAGAAGCATCTACAAACGCTTTAATAGATTGTTGACTTGCAATACCTGTTGCTGAATTACTTGCAAAGTTATCTTCATCAAGAAATGCTTTACCATCTAAAATATTTAATTCCGCTGTTGTACTAGTAACGCCATCAAGGATATTAAGTTCTGCTGCTGTTGAAGTTACACCATCTAAAATATTTAACTCTGCTGCCGTAGAAGTTACGTTAGTGCCACCTATATCTAATGTGGTCATAGATACTTCTCCTGCAACAGTAACAACACCATTAGCAAGAGTAATTAAATCTGTATCGTCTGTATGCCCTATAGTTGTTCCATTAATAAGAACATTATCTATATCTAGTGATCCACCTGAAATAAGACCCGTTGTTGTAATTGTACTAGAACCTGTATCAATAGTACCAAAGCCTGACGTAATGCTACCACTATTTAAAGCACCTACAGTAGTTGCAGCAGTAGTAACGAGATTAGGCATTGCTGTAATTTCATCATCAAAGTATGCCGAAAGGTCTGTTACTGCAACTTGTACCATAGTACCGTTATCATTTAGTACAACACGATCTGCATCAACTACAGTAGTAGAGGTAGCAGAAGTGTCTCCATCAAGTATATTAAGTTCAGATGCTGTGCTAGTAACACCATCAAGTATATTCAACTCAGCGGCGGTAGATGTAACACCATCAAGGATGTTAAGTTCCGCTGCAGTTGATGTAACACCGTCTAAAATATTAAGCTCTGCTGTTGTTGAGGTCACTCCATCAAGTATATTAAGTTCAGCCGCTGTGGATGTAACGGTTGTACCGTTAATTGCAAGAGTATCTATTTCTGCTGTGCCATCAATAAACAAGTTACGCCATTGTTGACTTGATGAGCCAAGATCATATGTGTCATCGTCATCAGGAATAATACTTGAATCAACATCAGCGCCAAACACAACATTATCTGATGCTGCATCACCAAGGGTAATTGTACCACCATTAAAAGTAGATGTGCCTGTTACAGTAAGATTACCTCCAACAGTTAAATTACCAGATATATCAGCAGCACCATTTATATCTATAGTAGTAGCTGCAATTTGTATTTCTGTATCAGCTACAAGGTCAAGCTGCCCGTCAGCACTAGAATTAATATAGATAGCAGTATCACGAAACTGTAGTTTTTCCGTAGACGCAATAAGTATATCATCAGAAAACTCAAAGTAATCCTCATCCTCCATCCATTTTAGTACACCGTCATTAGAGCCACCATCAAACGTAAGAGTAACATCAATAGTGTTATCTCCTAACGTAATGCCGGGAGTAATCAAACCACCAATAGGCCCACCTTCTCCTGCTGTACCATCGTGAGAGTGTCCAGAGGTAGCAGCAAAGGCGGCAACAAGTTGATCAAACTCTGTGTTAAACAAGTCTGCTGTAATTGTGTCACCGTCAGTGAATGTTGATTGTCTTGTATATGTAGAACCCATCTAACGTCTTGCTCCTAATTGATATTCTAGCTGAAACCCTTTAAGGGAATAAGGTGCAGTCACCCCGCCATCATTAACTCTTAATACGACTGAAAAACCTGAACCCTCTACAGATTGTCTTACAAGAGGCTGTGAAGGACCACCAAAAATAAACTGCACTGCTGAAGAAGAGGTACTAAAAGATGATACCCCAAACAAAGCTGCAACATCTGCAGTGTCTAAAGCATAAGCAGCAGGTCTTGAAGAGTCAACGCTTTCGTTATCATACCTTACTAAAAGATCAGCGTCAATAGCTGACTCAGGTTTGTAGTTAATAATAACTCTTTGCATGTGCTTACGTACACCAGTATCGCCAAAGCTCATGTCAGAACTTCTGTACCTTCCAAGAATAGCAGTACCATCAAATGTATTACCTATTTCTTGTCGGTGTACATAACCTTCAAAGTCACCATGTAATACAAACGTATTTCCTGTTTCAACAAAGGTATCTGTAGATGCAGGTTTAACCCCACGTATTTCTGAAAACTCAAACCCGTCTTGTTTTAGTACACAAATAATACCTCTTGTTTGTGCATTAGACTGACCTGTTTTACTAAAAAATATTCTGTACTGTGTTTTATCTGTTATTACTACGCTCTCAAACAAAGAACTATTTTTAATGTTATCATCAAAGATAGACTGTACATTTCTACTAATTGTACCTAGTTCAGTATCACCAATCCTTGCAGTAGCAGCAACAGTACGCAAACCATCAGGTCCAAGAAAGATTAAGTCACCACCAAATTCTTGAATAGTATCACCATTAATACAACCAATACTTCTTGTAACAGCTTGAATAGCAAAGTCAGATGATGAACTACCTGTTAGTTTAAATATCCTATTTTCACAAAAGATAAAAAGAGAATCACGAAAAACTTTTATACCTGTAATAGTGTCATCTACTCGTATACTTCCTGCACCACTGCCACCAGTAAAGTCATCTTCATCAAAAGGTACACTAAAAATTAATTCTTCTGGTGTAGTACTCTTACCTGCATAAAACATATGGTTTTTAAATGAAGCTACAAATTTAGAACCTGCAACAGAAGACGCACTTACATCAACAAAATTCATAGATGAGTCAATAACTACAGGAGCATTAACCTCATCAACAAGTATAATCTTATCTGTGCCATTAAAGTTAAACCGTTCAAAACGATACTTACCTGCATTAGTTCTGCCTGAATCTCTTTCTGTCCAGTTTTCAGAAACTTGTATTGTAGCTAGATGTTTACGAGCATTAGTGCTATCTACCTGTCGTGTTACACCCGTAAAAGTAGGCGGGTCAGAAGACGCATTAAGTCCTGTATAAGTAAAACGCTCTATCTCTGTTTCAGAAATAGCTATTTCAAGAGTACCGCTACTAGAAAAACCAGCAACACTATCTACACCTATTGTCCCTGAACCTGTCATACTTGTGTCAGCTTCAATAACAGTGCTTAGTTCAGCAGAAGCACTACTAAATATTTTTTCACCTCTAGCTGCAAGATACTTATCTGCAAACTTAGCAATCATAAGTATTTTTTCACCAGAAGATGTAGTCTGCGGTACAATCTGATTAATTAATTTTCTATGACCATTAATCCGTCTGTAACCACCCTCAACGTCAGGCTCAAAGTTTTCTAAAACTAAAGCCTCTCCCGGTTTCATAAGAAACGTAGAGCGATTTTTAACTAAACCACCTTCACAATTAAATGCTGCAGGTTGTGATCCAGAACTATCAGGCATTAAATAACACCAGACATAAAATTAACTGAGCCACGTGGTCTAAGTACAACAGTAGATCGTACATATTCGTATTTATTAATTAACAGGCTTTGCATGTTTTTAATACCCTGTTCAAACCTAGCAAAGTTTAATTGATACTGTTGCATTTCACCACGATACTGATAAACAAATGCAGTAGCACCATCTATAACTACAGGAGCAAACCTATCAGGAATGCTAGTAGTATCTCCATGTGCAGAAAGATCAGAAGGAAATGTATAGTAGTCAAATGTTAAGGTATATTCTTTATCAGGAAAAGGATAAAGTAAATAATTATTATCAGGTGTACGTACAATATTTCTAGGCACACCACCGCTTTCAAACTGGGCTACAAATACACCATCTGCATGTATAGCAGCAGTAGTACTATTAGCACCACGTGTACATCCTGTAAGATCATTACCTGATATAGCAGTATAAGTTACTTGTTCACCACCAAGATAAATAGTACCAGACGCATCAAAACCTGTAGTAGATGTAAGAGTTAATGTAGCTACAGATGCAGAGTGTGAACCATTTAAAGTAGTAGAAGTTATTTCATCTTCTTGATTAGCATATTCATTTTGTATATATTCATTATAATTTAATGTAGTAAGATTAGTACCTGATGCGTTAAGTGTAGTATTACGTTTAATTCTAGCAGTATTATAATCTACAGATTTAGTGCTTGTAGGTAAAGTATATCTAACTTTTCCCGGCACTATAGTTTCTGTATTTGTTGCATGATTAAAAGAATACCCAAACTCTCTTTGATTAATGTAACGGATAGCTTCATTAACAGCAGCCTTACACTGTGTCTGTACACCTCTTGATCCAGTAAAGTTACTAGAGGTAAGCTCTACTTCATTCATACGAGTAATGGTACTATTAGTTAATGA